GAATTTTACGCCTTCTAGGGGTAATGATAAGGTTACGCGGGTGCATTCGGTATCGCCATTATTTGAGGCCGGGATGGTTTGGGCCCCCGACACGGTATTTGCAGACGAGTTAATAGAGGAGGTCGCGGCATTTCCCAACGGTGAGAATGACGATTTGGTTGATAGCATGACACAGGCGTTGATGCGTTATAGGCAGGGGAATTTTGTTAGGTTGCCAACGGATGATTGGGATGACGAGGAAAAAGCTGTTAGGATGACTGCATATTATTAAACAATAATTTAGGGTCCCGTTTATGGCTAACGAAGAAGTGACTAGCGCAGAATCTATACCTCTGGGCCAAGAGGAAATGGTGATTTACGCCAAATCGCCGGAAGGTGATTTAAACAACACTGAAAGCCGGGACCGGTTTGCGCAATACATGGCGGAAAATTATCCAGATAGAGTTGGCGGTCGAACGTATGAGTCGGCCTTAGACGTTGCCTATGAACAGGACTTGGACCCCACCAATGTTTATATGGGTATGGCGCAGGGTGATATGGAAACCGAGGTGGAAATTGCAAAGCGGTCTGGTTATTCTCTTCCTATTGATATGGAAAGGGTTACTTCTCTGGATACGGGCGACAAACGTTCCCGTATCCACGGGATGTATTTACCTGAAGTAGTTGGAGACAGGAGTTTTGTGGAGGTAAGAGGAGGAGGCCGTAGTCTTCCTGATTTTTTCCCCGCCGAGCAGCAGATGGCGGCCATCTACCAAAGCATGGCCGAATACGAGAAGGCTTTTGGTGATAGCCCTACGCCCGATATTTCCAGCAATCCCGAGATGTTTACCGAAGGGGATCAGATATTTACAATAGGGCCGGGGGGCATGGACCCTCAAACAATGGCTCACGAGTTTTACCACCGCTCTGGGATAAGAGAAGAAAAGCCCATCTACACAATGGAAATCATAAACGCTCAAACGCCTTTAGAGTATAAAAAAGCGTTAATTACCTACGCTTCAAGATATCGTGGGGATTTGTTAAAAGACCCTGAGACAGACAAGATTAGTATCCCCACTCAGCTTGCGTATGCAAAATTAACTCGGGGCGAGGACGCCGAGCTACCTTCGGGGTTAGAAAAAAACGTTTTGTTGGATGTTACAGAGCGCCCTTATAAAAGTGGTGGTCTGGACGCTAACAAGTCGATACCCTCTCAAATGGTTTTTGAAGAGTTTGCTCAAGGCAAGCGCGGGCCTCGAAATGAAGATACGCAAGATACCATTATGGGTGGTATAGCAGACTTTTTTGGTTTAGAAGACACGCCTACTAAGGTAGAGCTTTTAGACGACCTTTATAAAATGCGTGTAACCGACAGCATTTTTGGTAAGCGTCGATCGGAGCTACTCACAGAGCCTTCTCTTAAAAATGCTATAGGATTGGGGGAATTTGTTAGCGATCCTGATTACGGCTACGACACCGATTATTTTATGAGGAATTCTACATCTAATCCCGAAAACCTTCCATTTAATGAACGCCTGCGCACCGCCGAGCCAAGGACATTAATCAATCTGGATTATGCCGAGAACCTACCAGACATTGTTGAATATCAACGCAATATTCCACAAATCACCGAAGAAGAGCTAATGAAGCGGTTCCTTGACCTTAGAGACTCAAAAACACCGGGTTATACGGGAGATCGCCCGGACAGGCTCATCGAGCAGGGGCTTAAAGGCCGTCTTGCTGAACAAAAGCTGGCCTCAGAGCAATTAGCTGAAACAGTCGTGGACACGGGAAATAAGTGATAAACTTTGCTACGATAAAGGTGTATTATTGACATTTATTTCGCAATGCTATAAAGCTACGGAAAAATTATGGATTTGAACAAACCTAGTTTCGCAGGATCGTATGCACAGCGGGCCCCGATGCCCATGCCGTCAAAACCACCCCTGCCGTCAAAACCACCTCTGCCCTTTGGTGCGATGGGTAACCCGAGGGGTACCGTGGAGGAAGAGCCCGAAGACGAGATGATGCCGTTTGGTATGATGACTGGGATGAGGGGTCAGATGCAGGCTCCTTCGCTACAGCGCTACTATGATTTTCCGTCTCGCCAACCGCCGCTTGCGTCGCCCATGCCGGATATGCCGGATATGCCGGATATGTCGCCCATGCAGGAGATGTCGCCCATGCGGGAGATGTCGCCCATGCGGGAGATGTCGCCCGTGTCGCCCGTGTCGCCCATGCGGGAAGCGTCGCCAATGGAACCAATGGAAGCGCCGCAGGAACAAATTGCTGCTGGTATAATGTCTATTTCTGACGCCACTCCGCCCGTTGCTTCTGATGTAGAGATGATACCTTTTGACGAAGATAGTATTGATATGAACGAGCCCGGGCACGAGTTAGCGCTTATCGACCCTGACTCGGAGTCAATAGCTGACGAAGAAGGGCTAGGGTCGCTTATTGAAACCATTATAGGCAGCACATCTTCAAGTCCTGCTATGGATGCACCTAAGTCTAAAAAAGAACAGAAAGCACTGGTTCGTGAAAATGCGGCTATGGCCTCATTGCTTAGAAAAGCGGGCGCACCTATATCTTCTGAAGAAGACGTATCAAAATTACCCCCGGAAACATTGTCACAACTAAACATCATATTGGATCGTTCTCCAGAGGAATAAAAAATGGCCGAAGATAACAAGCCGGTAGGCAGTTTGATGGATCGCAATGTTCCATCTCAGTTACTGGAAGAAGATATAAGAGCCGAGATTGAGCTAGAGCTACCGGATTCAGAAAACAATGTCATAGAAATGATTGGTCTGGATTTGTCTATGGACGGCGATGTCGAAATGACTCTGGACGATGACGGCAGCGTTATGGTTGATTTTGATCCGCAGGACGAGCGCGGTGCGGGCGGGGACTTTTACATGAACCTCGCCGAAGAGATGCCTGATCGGGAACTAGGTCGTATAGCCGGTGATCTGTTAGGCGAATTTGATTCAAATAAGGCTAGTCGCCAAGAGTGGGAAGAGACTTATGCTAACGGTTTAGAGTTGCTCGGGTTTTCTTACCAAGAGCGTACTGAGCCTTTTCGCGGAGCCTCTGGCGTAACCCACCCCTTGTTGGGTGAAGCCGCCACACAGTTCCAAGCGCAAGCTTTTAATGAGCTTTTACCCCCTAGTGGTCCGGTACGCACGGTCGTTATGGGTAAAGAAACGCGTCAGAAGATGAATCAATCCCAGCGCGTTAAGCAGTTCATGAATTATTACATTACTAACGTCATGGAAGAATACACGCCGGACATGGACCAGATGTTGTTTTATTTGCCCTTGGCCGGTAGTACGTTTAAAAAAGTTTATTATGATGAGAACATGGGCCGTGCGGTAAGTAAGTTTGTCCCGGCTGAGAATCTTGTCGTACCTTACGAAACCTCTGACTTAGAAACGTGCCCTAACATTACTCAGGTATTGCGCACGTCGCTCAATGATTTACGCAAGCAGCAGGTTTCAGGTTTTTATCTGGATATTGATGTAATCCCGGCGCAGTCCAGCATGGACTCTATATCCGATGAGATTGACTTAATTGATGGTTTTGAGCCTTCACAGATTGATTATGACTGCACCTTGCTTGAGTGCCACGTTGATTTAGACCTTGAGGGTTATGAAGACCTTGATGAAGACGGTGAGCCTACTGGAATTAAGATTCCATATGTTGTAACCATTTCTAAGGACAACGGTCAGATTCTTGCTATCCGTCGTAACTATAACGAAGATGACGAGAAGAAGCGCAAGATTCAATATTTTGTCCACTATAAGTTTTTGCCCGGGTTTGGTTTTTACGGACTGGGCTTGATCCACACGATTGGTGGACTTTCTCGCACAGCGACCTCGGCGCTTAGACAGCTTATTGATGCGGGAACGCTATCTAACCTGCCTGCTGGATTTAAAGCTCGCGGGATGAGAATTAGAGATGACGACACGCCGCTACAGCCCGGTGAATTCCGTGATGTAGATGCACCGGGAGGCGCGATCCGTGATAGCTTGATGCCGCTTCCGTTCAAGGGACCGGATCAGACGTTGTTTCAGTTATTAGGTTTTGTTGTGGACGCTGGACAGCGGTTTGCGACTATTACGGATTTGAAGGTAGGTGACGGTAATCAAAACGCGGCGGTAGGTACTACTATAGCCATGTTGGAGCAGGGCTCACGGGTCATGAGTGCTGTTCACAAGAGATTGCATTACGCCATGCGGTTAGAGTTTAAGATTCTGGGTCGTGTGATGGGTGAGAGCTTGCCACAGATTTACCCTTATGCTGTTGCGGGCGAAGACTCGCAGGTGATGGCGGCGGACTTTGATGACCGTATTGATATTGTTCCGGTTAGTAATCCTAACGTCTTTAGTCAGGCCCAGCGTATTACGTTGGCTCAAACTAAGTTAGAGCTTGCGGGTGCTGCTCCTGAGTTGCATAACATGCACGAAGTTTATCGTGATATGTATGAAGCGTTGGGCGTGACGGACGTAGATCGTTTAATGAAGTCGCTACCTGATTCTGACCCGGTGCCCACGGACCCGGCCCAAGAGAACATTAATGCGCTGGACATGATGGACTTGGATGCTTTTGAGGGTCAAGATCATCAGTCGCACATTATGGCGCACCTTATCTTTGGTGGGACGCCGATGGTTGCAAGTTTGCCTCCGGTCGCTATTTCATTACAGAAGCATATCATGCAGCATGTAAAGGTTGCGGCTAGAGAGCAGGCGGCGGTTGCGTACATGCAGCAGTTAGAAGTTCGAGACGGGCAACCGGCCAGTCCTGAAGAGATGCTTGAGATTGAAGCGATGACCGCGAAGTTTGTGGCTCAGGGTATGCAGATGGTTAAGGATCTTTCTACTCAGCTTTCCGGAGCGGGTGAGGCGGCACCGGACCCATTACTGGCTTTGAAAGAGAAGGAATTGGATATTAAAGCGCAATCTGAACAAGCTGATACACAGCTTGACCAGAGCAAGCTTGCACTTGATCAAGAGTCGCTTAATATGCGTAAAGCACAGTTTGGTGAACGCATTGATGCACAAGAACGACAGACTCAAGCCCGGATAGATGCGGCGAGAGAACGTGAATTTATTAAACAAAGAGGACAGTAGAATGGCTATGAATCCAACAAAAGCACCTAAAGCGGTAGAATATGCAGAGATTAAGGGTCAGGGCCGTATACCTTACGGTAAAACGGCTCCGGTTATAGTACCTAAAAGCATGGGTCCGGCTACGGCTCGTGGAATGGGCGCTGCTAAAAGAGGCGGAAGCTACATAGGCTGTAAGTAGAAGCTGCTTTTTTAGGTAACTGGAGTACTAAGAGATGAATATGTTTGGTTTTGATCCCTCACAATTCCAATACGGGCCCGACGGCACAGTGTTGGGGTATGGTGCAAACGGCGTACCTGCTACTTTTGACACGGGTATTGCTAGTTTAGCGCCGGAAAATCCCGATTCACTTTCTATGGTTGATCCGCGACAAGTTGCCGGAGCGGCTACTGGTACGACCAGTACTGAATTATATCCAGAAAGAGATACTGATGATCTTTTTAACGCAGATGGTACGGCGGGTACACCTAATCCCCTAGATATTCATCCCCTGCCCGAGCACATGAAAGCGGGTATAGATCAATACGACATGACCGACTCCGAAAAGCTGGCGTTGTATAATACAGCAGCTTATGGGTTTACAAATATGGGGATAGGGGCCATTTCGGGTTTCGGTCTTCCCCGACCTAATAACACGATTTTGCCGATTGAGGTTGAAAACCCGGACCCTATTTCTACGCCTCGGCCGGAGCCACCACCCTCGGTCGTGGTTGACCCGGTTGACCCTGTTGACCCTGTTGATCCTTTTGTAGATCCAGAGCCAGCACCCGTTGTTGAACCCGTTGCGCCCCCCGTATTTGTAGCCGACCCTCCAGTGCCGCCACCTCCTCCGGTAGTGGTTGTCCCAAACCCCGTCGGTGCTCCCGAAATTGACCCCGTAAACCCAGTGGTTGTTCCACCCCCGGAACCAATTATGGTAGACGACCCCGACCCTTTTGATAACCCCTATGTCGACCCCGACCCCATTGTAACCGAAGAGTTGGAGACGCTGGGCTTGGACGGTGTGATGTATCCGAATGCTGAGTTGGCCGCCGCCGCAGATGTTATCTATTTAGACGAGCAGCTAGAAAAAAGAAAGTCTAGGTTAGACCTTGCGATGAACAGCGATTTTGGCATGGGCATACGGTCTAACACGGGCATAGGACTAGCGGGAAACGAGGTAATCGCGCCAGAGTTTGGAGATCTTCCTAGCCACACGGACAGCGGTAAGTACAACCCGTTTGCTAATCCCGACCGAATATCACCTACTTACGGTGCCCTTCCGACAAGTTCTAGCAACGGTCGCACTTATGGCGCTACGGGTTTAACCGAGTTAAATTCTAACGTGTTTTCACCGACAGCCCCGCGTACTTATGGACGTACTATGTACACCGTAGACGACCGAGACCCTTTTGCGAATCCTTTTTTAAGGGGAATAGGTTCAATTCAACGTGCGGGAGGTGGCTAGATGCTGTCGGCTCTAATAGGCCCCGTTACAGGGCTTCTTGACAAGTTTATCGAGGACAAAGATCAAAAGAATGCCTTGGCGCATGAGATTAGCACTATGGCCGAGCGTCATGCTTTAGAGATTGCCAAGGGTCAACTAGAGGTCAATAAGGTTGAAGCGGCACATAAGAATCTTTTCGTAGCCGGATGGAGGCCAGCAATCGGTTGGATTTGCGGATTTGCGTTACTCTACTCTACGATTTTGTCGCCTATTATAGGCATATGGTTTACCGTTCCTGCCGTGGATAGCTCATTACTTACAACAGTGCTAATGGGGATGCTTGGTCTTGGAGCGATGAGGACTGCCGAAAAAGTTAAAGGGGTTCAAAGAGAAAAATGAGCAAGTTTAAGTTATCGCAAAGAAGTTTAGACAGGTTGGAAGGTGTAGACGAGCGGCTAATATCCGTAGTTAACTACGCCATTGATGTTACTAAGCAGGACTTTGGCGTCATTTGTGGTTTGCGCACCGAAGCCGAGCAGAAGAGCTTGGTAGAATCCGGGGCTAGTAAGACGATGAAGTCTAAACATTTGGAGGGTTTAGCGGTAGATTTATTGTGTTATTGCGGACCTCGCGGGTCTTGGGAACTTAACCTGTACGATGAAGTTGCGGACGCTATGGCGGAAGGCGCTAAGTTTGCCGGTGTTAAGGTTCGTTGGGGTGCGGCTTGGACCGTACTCAACATTGGAGAGTGGGAAGGAACTATGGAAGACGCAATGAACAGCTACGTAGACTTGCGCCGTTCGCAAGGCCGGAGACCCTTTATAGACGCCCCTCATTTTGAACTAATGGTATAAAACCCTCCCTCTTTTGTATAAGATATGATAGGATAAAATCCAACTTTCTTAGACAATATGGGGACATATAAGAATGGATGAGATTTCTACCGCTACGGCGGTATTTAAAGTTATTAGAGAGAGAAGACAGGCTATTTGTGATCTTATGATCTTTGGTAATGTAAAATCAATGGAGCAATATCGTGAGCTCATGGGGAATTTAGATTCCTTAAATCACGTAGAACAGGAACTCAAGAGCCTGCTAGATAAACAGGAGCGTAGTATATGACTAAGTCAAAAATTGACATGTCTGCCGCACCCAGTGCCGCCTTCCAAATGGAAGCTGAGAAGCAAGATACTCAGCCTAAAAAGGAAGCAGTTGCGGACGCCAGTGCAGACAACCTTAAAGACGCTTATGTAGATAAGCCCGTCCTAAGACCTGAAAATATTGGTAAAAGCCTTTTAGATAAAATGCCTGCGCCCACTGGTTGGAGAATTTTGATTCTACCGTACCGGGGTAAAGGTCAAACAGAAGGTGGTATTTATCTTCCAGATCAACTAGTTCAAGAGCAATCCGTGTCCACACAGGTTGGTTATGTTCTTAAAGTTGGACCCCTTGCATACAAAGATCCGGATAAGTTCCCGTCCGGTGCTTGGTGTGAAGAAAAAGATTGGGTAATGTTTGCTCGCTATGCGGGTTCTCGTTTTGCAATTGATGGGGGTGAGGTTCGTATTCTTAACGATGACGAAATCCTTGCCAAAATTTTAGATCCGGAAGATGTTCTCCATTATTAAAGGTGATGTATGAGTGACGAAGACCTAGAAGTAGACGTAGAAGTAGAGGTTGAAGCTGAAGCTGTCGAAACGTCTGATGACCAGACCTCCGACAGAGATGATCAATTTGACAAAGCTGAAAATGCTACGCAAAAACGTATTGATCGTTTAACGAAGAAAATGCGTGAAGCCGAGCGACGTGAAGGCGAAGCGGTTAACTACGCTAAACAAGTTCAGCAGGAAAACCAAACGGTTAAAGCCCGTATGGCTAACTTGGACAATAGCTACGTAACCGAGTATAGCAGCCGAGTTACCACGCAAGCGGACAGTGCTGAAAAAGAATTAACCCGTGCGATGGAGATTGGTGACACCGCCGGTGCAGTTGAAGCCCAACGAAGGCTTACTGGTTTGGCTATTGAACAAGACCGGGCCCGTCAAGCTAAAATGCAGCAAGACCGCTATCGGCAACAGGCCGAGGCTCAACAGCAGGCAAACTTGCAGCAACCTATGCCGCAACAGGCTCAGGCCCCTCGTAGACCTGATCCAAAAGCTGAAACATGGGCTGTTAAGAATGACTGGTTTGGACAAGATGAAGTTATGACTTATGCGGCTTTTGGAATCCACAAGAAATTAGTGGAAGACGAAGGGTTTGACCCGCAGGGAAATGACTACTATACTGAGTTAGACCGACGGATTGCGAAAGAATTTCCGCACAAACTTGGTAAACAGGGCAAACGACCAGCTCAGGCGGTTGCTTCTGCTAGTAGGACAAGTTCTGGGCGCAGTAGTGGGAGAAAGGTTAGACTCACCCCTAGCCAAGTCGCAATTGCGAAAAAATTGGGTGTGCCGCTAGAAGAATACGCGAAATACGTGAAGGAGTGATAGAAAATGAGTGAACAAGACGAACAGTTGGATGCGCCCATCAAAAGAACTTCTCGCGCAAATACAGAACGGAGCAAAAAGGCGGTGCGTAAGCCTTGGGCTCCCCCGTCAATGTTAGAGGCACCACCTGCGCCTGATGGTTACAAACATCGTTGGATACGGGCTGAAACCCGTGGTTTTAATGATAGTAAAAACATCAGTGCAAAAATGAGAGAAGGTTGGGAACTGGTCCGTAGGGACGAGTATCCGGACTTTGAGTCTCCAACGGTAGAATCAGGTAAGTACGAAGGTGTTTTTGGAGTAGGCGGACTACTTCTTGCCCGTATCCCGCTTGAAACTGTAGCAGAAAGAACCGCATACTTTGCAGGTAAAAGTTCGGATCAAATGCAAGCAGTGGATCAGGATATGATGCGAGAAAACGCACATTCATCAATGACGATTTCCAAACCGGATCGTCAATCTCGTGTAACTTTCGGCGGCCCACGTAAATGAGGGCTCGTCACAATAGGAGAAAACTGTTATGGCAAATTCAAATACTGCCTATGGTCTTCGTCCTGTAGGACTTGTTGGTTCAGCGTCCAATTCTACTGGTGTAACTCAGTATGAAATCGCGAACGACAATACTAACGCTATTTTTCAATACAGCATCGTCGTCCCTTTGGCGGCAGGTGTTATTGATCAAGCAGGTGCCACTAATGGTGGTACTACGCAAGCGTTGGGTGTTCTTATGGGCGTAGAATATCAAGACTCGGTACAGAAAAAACCGGTCTTTATTAACTACTGGCCCGGGTCAGGCTCTGTAAGCGTGGATACTAACTATCCTGTTAAAGCTTTCGTTGCTGACAACCCTAACCAGATCTTCAAAGTAGCAAGTGATGCAACTTTGACTAACCGAGCAACGGGTCAAGCCGCTGTCTTCGCTAACGCCACTCTGGGCACTTCTGCCCGTACTGGTTCTACCGATACAGGTGCTAGTAATAGTGCTCTAAGTGTTAGTTCAATTGCTGTTACAGCCACTTTGGCACTACGAATAGTAGGTATCCAAGATGATCCGGCTAATGCTGATTACGCTTCCGCAGGTATTCCATTACTAGTTCGTCTTAGCGCCCACTTCAATGCACCCACAAGCCGTTTTGACTCGCAGACTACTGCGACGACAACGGGCCTTTAAGGAGGGTTAACACATGGCTATTTCACGCGCACAATTAGCGAAAGAGCTAGAACCCGGCCTTAATGCTTTATTTGGGTTGGAATATGATCGTTACGAAAACGAGCATTCTGAAATCTTTGACGAGGAGTCTTCGGACAGAGCCTTTGAAGAAGAAGTAATGCTTGGCGGTTTCTCTACTGCACCAGTTAAAAGCGAAGGTGGTACTATTAGCTTTGACGAAGCACAAGAGACTTACACTGCTCGTTACACTCATGACACTATCGCACTGGCTTTCTCAATTACTGAAGAAGCTATTGAAGATAACTTATATGATCGTCTCGCATCTCGCTATACTAAAGCCTTGGCTCGTTCAATGGCTCAAACTAAGCAGATCAAAGCGGCGTCTATCTTGAACAATGCGTTTATCTCTACTGGAGGTTTTGCGCAAGGTGACGGACAGGCACTATGCTCG